GTATTTTTATTTGGATTTTTCTTGTCTGTTCATGGCTTTGGTTAAACCATACTTTCGCAAGTCGCCGCTGAAAAGATGCAGTTCCATGGCTTTCTTTTCGCTCGTTACGTGTATTGCTCGATTAGTAAGGTAATACGGACAATCGATAAAGTTATCTAAAAATATAATAACTTGGGTAGTTAACGGCATATCTTTTGGAAAAGGTACTTCGTATGTTGCTAGTTCAATTTCGGTAAGAGTGTCAAACCCTGCGTCAGTTAATCGAAGTCCACCGTTTGCCCTAGTGTTTTTCCACCAAAGAGGCATATACTCCTTGACAGTAATGTCGTTTGAAGTCTTGCCTAGTTGGTTAAGAAAAATCTTAGTGTATGTTTCTTTCCAGTTCATTCTTCTGTTTCTAACTCGCCTGCTGTTAACTTATATACCGCAAATTCATCGGTATTAAACATGTCGTTTAATTTTTTAGCAAGATTGTGAGCATGTCCTGGATTTGAGAAAGAAACTTTTTTGTATTTTGGTCCAGGATAATTTGTAATAGAGTTCAAGCTCTTTAGATTGAAAGGCTTGCCGTTGTAGAACACAGCCCAGATGGCTTCGGCATCTAGGACTTGCTCGGCCCTATAGGTTTTCTTATCTATGTGTTCTAGCAATACGGTTGGTTTTGGCCTACTCATATGCGCATACTCCTTAATTATATACGCATATATTTATCTCTTTTAGAAGTTATCTACGTAGTTTATTTCCAGTCACTGCCACCGTCTAGTTGAACTTCAACAGTTCCGCCTCCGGAATTTTCCTTTACGTATCTTTCTAAGTCGCCTTCTAGTCTAGCCATTACAATGCCAAGTGTGTAGGCTAAGTTTTTTGCTTGTGTAATAGGAAGTTTAACTTCTTTTGCTCGGCTTAAGTCAGCATTTTTAACTTGCTGTATGTACTGCTGTAAAGGTGCAGTATTTAGTGGTTCATTTTCCATTTGCTTTACTCAATGCTTGTTTCATTTCTAGATCGGTTTTAAAAGGACCTTGATACTCATATCGTTCGACTGTGATTAGTTTAGGGCAAAAACTTTTAACCCATCCTTTATCAAAGTGAATAATATAATAACCTGCACAATATAAGCTCTTAGACTTGTCGCTCTTAGTAAATAACGGCAATTTACGTTGTACATCTAGCAGTGGATTATACGGAGTAGTGCTCGTGGGATAGCCGTAAACTTCTTTAGCAATGTCCTGTTCTACTTCAGCTGTAACTTCGTTTATAAGTACATCCTTGCCAAATGTTTTCTTTAGAGCACGTTCGCTGTTAAAGTACTTAGTGCCCTCTGGACTATTAAACATATACTTGTCTTCGGCAACACTTAATGTACCGATTCGAACACCTTCGTCTTCTACAATCCAAAACTTGTTTTTTAAGATAGTTTTTGTTTTAATAGTCATTTAGGATACCTCGCTTGTAATGGTTCTGCATATTGTTGTGCTTGATCTGCAATACGTTGCATATCCCATTTAGCACAGAACTTCATAAGACGCATACCAACTTGCGTAACTTCTTTCGGTTCAACTTCTGCAATAGTATTATTAATTATCTCTCTAATTTCTGCAGGTTGTGCAGTCAAGTCACATAATGTTACATTGCGATTGTAATCGTCTAGTACGCGATGTTCGTCACCGTTATGATCAGTCCAACGCTGTAGCATAAGATTATTCCAGTTATAGCCTTTTGTGTTCTTGTCATCGAACGCTTCGAGTAGTCCGACTTTATTCTTTGTACCTTTCTTTCTAACACCTGGGTAAGCACTGAAGACGTTGTCACTGGTATCACCTCGCATACACTTTTCAAATAGTAACCATTCAGGATCCGGTGCCCCTTTAGGCTCTTTAGTTTTCTTATCAATTACTGGAGCACCTTTGTCATCAAAGTAACCTTCGTGTGTAATAGTAGTGTTGCTAACACCGTTGTATTGCTTTACATTAGGAGCAATAAGTTGTGCAAAGTCACCGTCTGTACTAATAATAACATGATTGTCATTAGGATGTGCTTGTACCCAACCTGCAATTAAATCATCTGCTTCTAGTTGCGGATGACGCATCATTGTACAGTTAGTCTTCTCTCCGATAAAGTCTTTAAACTCGTCAAAGATTTCCCAAAAGACTTTGTCTTCTTCTTGCTCAGTCGGCGTAAGTGCATCACGTGCTACTTGTCTATTGCGTTTATAAGGTTCGTAATAATCTTTACGCCACGAACGACCTTCTAAGCAAAACACTACATGATCTGCATTAAAATCGGTCCATGCTTTTTTAATGCTGTTAAGAGTAATGTGTAACGCCATGCCAACTTTTGTGTCAATGTCGCCACGCACTACATGCCGTGCTCTAAAAAAGGTATTTGCTGTGTCTACTAAAATGTATGTACTCATGATACTGAACTCTTGCCTTTGTCAATTGGAACTACATTAATATAACCCATATCGCGCTCGTTGTCAAGTCCTTCTTCTACCAACATCTGAGATACAATTGTTCGAAACCATGCATCTACAATTTGTTCATTTGTTTCGCCTTTGTAACCAGCATCAAGTAATTGTTCAATAAACTCGTTGTTCCAGTCAAGTTCAAAAAACCCATTTCGAATGTTGTCTGGATTTACTTGCGTGTCTAGTACAGCAACCCAAGGCTCCCCATTTTTAGTAGCAAGTGCTTTTTCTGCTTCTAGTGCTTCGCGACGCAAATCCTCAGCAGTCTTTACGTTTTCTTCAACTTGCTCTTTTTCTTTTTTGCCTATTAGTCTTTTAAACCATTCACTCATCTTTTTGCCTCAAAATATTTGTTATGTACGGGTCTGGGTCTGTGTTTTTAAATGTACTCTTAGGTTCCCCAGGCGTTTCCGAAGATGTCGACGTGTAGTCTGGGCGTATAGCGCCAGCCTCGCTCCATTGCCAGTGTTGCGACTCGTCTAGTGTTGAGTCCGTATTCTTCGCTTCGTCCTCCGAGGGGCATGACGTAGACTGGGCAGTGGATGCCTTTTTCTTTGTACTCGTCAACGGCCTTGTGAACTTCGTCCACATCAATTTCATCAGCGACCACAAACTTAAAATAAAGGTCGCTACCAGGAATAGTGTAGTAACTATGAACAACCTCAGGGATAATAGCAGTATCCCAAGGTTCGCCCGAAACGGTGAGCTTTGGACTACAAGAGAATGTGATAGCCAATCTGTCTTGAGATCCGAGGTAGTCGATAAAATCCGGACGTAGTTGTTGTGTTGCATTTGTTTCAAAAGTGACATTTTTTAAATCCCCCATTTTAGGATGTTCAAATAGCTCAGGCCAAAAGCGTTGCCATCCTAGCAAAGGTTCGCCGCCTGTAATAACAAGATGAACATCTTGACCATTGTCCATAGTCCACTTGCCTTCTGGTGTTAACGACAACAGGTGTTCAACTACTTCATCTACAGTTCTGTCCATCATAAACTTTTTAAACTCAGGATAGATACTTGCGTATGTATCACAGCCTGTGTGTGCAATAGGCAAGTCTTCAAACTTGTCTACTGTATTAAGTACATCTTTAACTTTAATTAAGTTCTCAACTTCTGCGTTGTACTTACCTTGCTCAGGACGCATTGGAGTACCACGAGGCAATCCAAAGTTCATACAGCGAAAGTTACAACCAAAGGTACGTAGGAACACACTAGGTACTCCTACGAACTTGCCTTCACCTTGTACACTGTAGAACGCTTCGCTGTATCTTAGTTTCATCGCGGTGCAAACTCCTGTTGTAGTTTGATGTTGTCAAAAAACTCTTTCTTAGTACCCGGATCTGTGTTAAACGCACCCTTTAGTACAGTAGTTTGTGTAAGTGAACTATGCGCCATAATACCGCGGTTCTCACAACAACCGTGTGTTGCTTGAATGTAAACACCTACATCCTTAGCACCGGTTGCTTTCATAATCTCTTTAGTAATATCGTTTGCAAGTTCTTCTTGCAGTGTACCACGTCGAGCACACCATTGTGCAATACGTGTGTATTTAGACAGTCCAATTAGTTTCTCTGCGGCAATAATACCAATGTATGCTACGCCTGTAACTGGCTGGTGATGATG